TACGTTCCTGCCACTCATATTCGGCAGCGATCCATCCGACGACTGGACGGATCCAGCGGTCTGGGCGAAGGCTAATCCCTGTCTCGATGTCAGCCTGCACCGTGACTATCTGGCCCAGCAATGCGAGCAGGCGAAGGAAAACCCGGCCTTCGAGAACACGTTCCGGCGCCTGCATTTGAATCAATGGACGGAAGCAGAGACGCGAATTATTCCGATGCGGCAGTGGGACGATTGCCGGGAGGACTTCACGGCGGCAGAGTATCTCGGGCGGCAGTGCTACGCGGGGTTGGACCTGTCATCGACGCGGGACGTAACGGCACTTGTGCTGGTATTCCCGGAGGAGGACGGCGGTATTAGTGTGCTGCCGTGGTTCTGGATCCCGGAAGAAAACATCGACGCACGATCAGCGAGCGACCAGCGACAGATGCGAAGCTACGCACAGCAGGGACACGTTGAGCTGACAGCCGGGAACGAAGTGGACCTGTTCGCGGTCGCCGCCTCGGTGGTCGAGCGGTGCCAGGAGTATGACGTCCAATATGTGGGCATCGATCCGTGGCGTCGGCAACTGGTGTCACAGTTGATGCTTCAGCAGGGCGTGCCTCCGCACGTACTGCTGGACATCCCTCAGTCATTCGGGACGTATGATGCACCATTCAAGCAGACGTTGGCATGGATCGGCAACGGCAAATTCCGGCACAACGGCAACACGGTGCTACGGTGGATGGCGAGTAACACGGCGGCGGTCGAAGATCCGAACGGGAACATCAGGCCCAGTAAGGGTCGGTCAGCGGATAAAATCGACGGCGTATCTGCTATGCTGATGGGCACCGCCTTGACTCTAAAACACAGCGGCGAATCCAGCGCCTACGCGACACCAGGCAGCGGCGTGGTACTATTTTGAGGGGTTCCTCGTGGAATACGGCGTAACAGAAATAATCGTCAACGCTAATCCGTTAGAGAATCCGAACATCAGTCTGCGGGATCCGACGGTCTGGCAAGGCATCTTCGGCGGCGGATCAACAGACGCGGGCGTGTCGGTTACGCCGACGACTGCCATGGGCTATCCGCCACTATGGAGAGCGATCAACCTTGTTGCGGGCGATGTCGCTAAGCTGCCGCTCAACGTCTATCGGCGGCTGCCGGACGGCGGCAAGGAGAAGGACACGAAGCATCCGGCATGGCCGTTGCTGAATCGTCAGGCATCGGAGACAGCAGACTCGGTGTCGTTCAAAGAATGCCTGACCGGTCATGCGCTGCTGAGGGGAAACGGATACGGGGTTATCCAGCGAGACAACCGAGGCCAGCCAACCGAGTTGTTTATTTTGAATCCATCGGCGACATGGCCGGTGATCGCGGATGGGATGCTGTGGTATTTGTCGCAGATCGGATCGGAGCAGGTGCGGATTCCATCCCGTGACATGCTGCACATTCGTGGGCTGAGTCCGGACGGGCTGGTAGGGTACGACATCATTTCACTGATGGCGGACGCTCTTGGCGTTGGAATGGCAGCCCAAAAGTTCGGCGCAAACTTCTTTGGGTCGGGTGCGAACCCCTCTGGAATTTTGCAAATTCCGGGAACATTTTCAGACGAAAAAATCAGGAACACAATTTCCGCATTCGACTCAATGGCATCGGGGTTGAGTCAGTCTCACAAAGTCGCACTGCTGCAGGATGGCGTGAAGTTTCAACAGATGACGATCCCGCCCGAGCAAGCTCAGTTCCTGCAGACTCGGCAATACGAGGTGCGGGCGACGGTCGCAAACATCATCGGTTGTCCGCCGCACAAACTGGGTGATGACAGCAAGACCAGTTACAGCAGCCTGGAGGCTGAGAACCAGAGCTATCTCGATGAGTGTCTCGACCGATGGCTTAAGAAATGGGAAACAGAATGTAACATAAAACTGCTGACGGATAGCCAGAAACGGAACGATACACACTTCGTGGAATTCAACCGCAAGGCACTGTTGCGGATGTCGTCTACAGATCGGGCGAACTATTACAGCAGACTGCAGGAGCATGGGGGCATGACCGTCAACGATGTGCTGCGATCCGAAAATATGCCGACGATTGGCGAGAAGGGTGACCGGAGATATCGGCCAGCGAACCTGATTGAGATTGGTGACGAATCAGACCAGGTGATGAGTGCGGCGGCACCAGTAGCACCATCAGAGAACAACGCGGGACTGCTGGAATCACTCGTGGCGTCTTCGGTCGGCAAGTCGGTGCGGGTCGAGGCAGACAGTGTGAGGCGAGCCGCGAAAAACGAGGATAACTTTTGTGCATGGCTGGATACGTTTTACGCCGCATGGGTGCGGAACAGCAGCACGACAACCGCGACTGAATCGGCATTCACGCTGCATGCTGCGACATCGAAGCACCAACTCCTGGACGTGGCAGGCAGTGCAACTCAGACCAGTCTGGCGGGTGCGGTCGCTGAATGCGTGGCAACGTGGGACGATCGCGGAACAATTCTGATCACAACTATCATGGAGCAGGACAATGGCTGATATCAATCTTTACGGGCCGATCGGTGCCAGTATGTTTGGCGATGAGGGAATAAGTGCAAGCCAGTTCTCGTCACTGGTGGCGGCAGTCGACGCAGAGGATCCGCTGACGGTGTATCTGAACAGTCCGGGCGGCAGCGTGTTCGACGGTCTGACGATCTACCAGAGTCTGGTAGATCGGCCTGGCGAGAATCATATCGTGATTCGCGGCGTGGCTGCATCAATAGCGTCCGTGATCGCGATGGCTGGTGATCTGGTATCGATGGGTCAGTCAAGCCGCATCATGATTCACAATCCGCTGGGACCATCGGCGATGGCTTTCGGCACGTCCGACGATCTGCGCGAAGCGGCAGAGGACACGCTGAAGACCGCTCAGTTGCTGGATGAGGTACGCGACACGCTGGTGGATGTGTACGCATCACGCACGGGGCAGGATCGGAAACAACTCATGCAGTGGATGGAATCGGAAACGTGGATGAATGCAGCCGACGCCAAGAAAAACGGCTTCGCCGATACGGTCACGCCGAATAAGGCGATGGCTGCGACGAGTTACCCGCAACCGTTGGCCGTGGCAATCACGACCACGGAGGAACTGCACAGGGTAGCTGAGATGGCTCGAAAGCTGACGATGAGAAGCGGGCCAGCAGTGGGAGCCAGAGACAGAGGACAAGGCCGGTTGCGGCTGGCGAAGGCTAAATTATTTACGGCTGAGTGACGGCCTGCCGGGTGGCAACGGTCCCCGATTCAGATACTGCCGCACGTTAGCGGCGGTGATCACCCAGTCCCGGCCGTGCTTGTGTCCGAGTCTGCCCAGCCGGCATAGCAGCCGTACGCGGCTCGATGAAATGCCGAGTTGATCAGCTACGTCGTCTGTGGTTAAGTGCATTGAGTTTCTCCGGGTGAAAGGAAGCCCGGCCGAAGCCGGGCGGGTTGTGTGAGTTACGCTTCTTCTTGGTATCGCCCGCCGGCCAGACATTCCGAGGACAGGTCTTCAGCGATTGCATCGTATGCCAGCTTGACAGCATCCCAATCTGCGATATCGAAAACTATTCCGCGCGCAGCGAAAACGCTGGGGAATCTGCCCGGATATTGACAACCGGGCGGCCGGCTGGTAGAAATCATGGCATGAACAAATCGGTGACGAGACTGCAATAGTGGTCAGATCACCGCGTAACGGTGACGAGGCAATAGCAGCGTTGACCTTTGATGGAGATTTTATTCTTCACCAGTGGTCAACGCTGTTTTTCGTTGGCGTCCTGGTAAAAACCACCAACAAAGGATCCGACGATTATGCCAATCCCAATCCAGGACCTGGTTGATAAGCGTGTGACGCTGATCACTCAGGCCCGTGAGTTTCTCGCCGAATGCGAGAAAGAACGCGGAACGCTCAGTGAAGATGAATCTGCCCGATTCGATAAGATGCACACTGATGCTGACAGCATCAAAGCAGAGATTGATACGCTGTCAACCGCCGAAGCCCTGTCAGCAGATCGGGCAGCAAAGCAGCAGGCCGCCGAGGATCAACTGGCGGAACCACAGAACGCCACAGATATGGATATCGTCCGCCGTGCCGGCATCCATAAGCAGCAGGAGTCTGGCCCACAGCCAGTCAACAGATTGGAGGCAGAGAGCAAGGTCCTGCAGGCGTGGGGGCTTAAGGGCTCCGCACAGTGCCAGCATGACCCGGAATTTGCCGAGATGCTGAAAGCCTCGGGCTGCAAACTGGATGGCGGCGGATTGGAGATCCCACTGTCTGCTCAAGCTCCGACGAATCTGCACCAACTGCAGAATGCTCAGAGCATCGGGACCGATACTGCGGGTGGGCATACGACGTTTCCCGGATTCTCAGGATTCCTTGAAACCGCGTTGCTTCAGTTTGGCTCGATGCGTCAGGCGGGAACAGTGGTCCGGACTGCGACGGGGTCGGCACTCGATTATCCGACCATGAACGACACGACTAACTCGGGCGAGCTGCTCGGCGAAAATGTCGGCGACGCTGAGAATGACGTGGTGTTCGGCAATCTGGTTCTGAATGCCTACAAGTACACGAGCAAGATTGTGCTTGTCAGCAAAGAGCTGATGCAAGATTCTGCGTTCTCAATGTCGCAGGTGATCGGGTCAGCACTTGGCGAACGGCTCGGGAGGATCGAGAACACCCACGCCACAACGGGCACGGGCACAAATCAGCCGAACGGCATCAGCACAGCGTCGACATTGGGCGTCACGGCTGCTAGCTCGACGGTTCTCACCGCCGATGAATTGATCGACCTGGAATCGTCAGTTGATGCGGCTTACCGGACTGGTGCCGCGTGGATGTTCAACGACACGACGAGAGCGGAGATTCGCAAGCTGAAGACTTCCGATCTGCAGTACATCTGGCAGCCGGGACTTCAGGACGGTCAACCAGACCGCTTGCTGGGATATCCAGTGCACATCAATCCGGATGTCGGCGATACGGCAACCGCAGTCATCGCGGTGCTGTTCGGGCAGTTGAAAAAGTATCTGCTGCGGGATGTCATGGGCGTTACGCTCGTGCAGCTGAACGAAAGGTACGCCGACACGCACGCTGTTGGTTTCGTAGCGATCGCTCGCTTCGACGGGGATCTTCTCGATGCCGGAACTAATCCGGTCAAGCACATCCT